ATAAAACCCACGGTCCCTGAAGCAATTAGTAGGGTGACCGATGGTAATAAAATTCTGTTCGCGCTCCATGATCTTAAGGAGCTGGTCTTTTACGAAGGACCAGGTTCGACCCCGGTGATGGTACGGCGACAGTTTGGAAGAACGTGTATAGGTGTACTTAACACTACGTAATCCCATGAACCCCTTTCATTTCTTCTCATTGTTCCCTACTGCTCTCGTTGCCGTTATTGCAACCATGTGTTCCTGCAGCGATGACTCCATTAAGTTTTCGCTCCTCGTTCCCGTTTTGGCAATTTTGATCTGGTGGATCGGCTCCTTATACCTTCCGGAATTGGAGCCTTTTTCCGCATTCTTCCTGGCAAACGTCGTATTTGGCTCTCTTGCTCTGTGTTATGGCGCATCCTTCGACTTCGTACTTTCCTCCACGATGGTGCTCTTTGTCGTTTGGTATGTTGTGCCTTACCATTGGGCTTGGGTGAAGGAAGCCCATATTCGCTATGGTGATTTTCGAGTTGTGCTCGACCTTCTAACCAGTTCCTGCATCCACTATTACGATAAGCATTTTTCTTCGTTCGTTATGCGCTCTGGTTCTTTTGACGCCTATGATTACTTGTGCGTCTTCCAGATTCAAGTTTTGCGACTTTGGTTCAATCCTCCGCTTTCCTTGCTCGCTCTTCTTGTTGAGTGGGCGGAATTTACTTACTTTCGAACTTTCTTTTCCAGCGCGTTCTTTGGCGTTGTGATTCTTTCGAAGTCTTACCCGATTCTTTCTGCCTACTTATTTACTGTGTCTCTCTCTCTCCGGTATGGTACCTGTAGCTTAAAGATAGTGGGAGTTTGGATGGCCTTTTGGTTTTTCTACGGTTTTTCTTCCTTGCTCCCTTATGCTATCTTCCTTTACTCTCTTTGGTACTACTTTGGTATGTTTGTCATTGTTCTTGCCGTGCTCGGCAAAGATTCTAGGTTCCGTTTCGCGGACCCGTATAAAGTACCCGCTAACCAGATGTTGAGATCGGCTGCTCGTGGCTCTTATATCAGAGCGGGCCGCACGCCCGATGCGGTCCCCTCTCGGAGGGTTCTTGCTCCTAGTGCCCTTGGTCCTCCCCTTCAAGTGGATATGATTGAGGACTATAATCGACGTATGTTTATGTCGCGAGTGGCGGATCGAGATCCTTTCCCCGAGGGAATGGAGTCCTTTGTTTCCCAAGGGGAAGAGGGGGTGGACTTGACACAATCTCTGCTCTCGTATTTCCCCGGACTTGATTCTTTTGTCCGCGCTCATCCTTTTGCCTCTGCCATACTTACTTCTACTTGGCTGACCCGCACATATTATTCTTGCCGTTATCCCGCAGGGATTGTGGCCACCATTGCCGAGATCCTAGTCTATCTTGATTTGGCGGTGGACCCAACCATTGTCCCCGCTTTGGTAGACAAGATAGCCATTGATCCTTTGCTTGACGAGCCCCGTTCCAAGGGAGATTTTGTCTCTCAGGGGGTTTTAGATTGGCCCCAACAGGTTGCTGCCGGGATGTTCACTTTCGCAGGCGCTATCGTGGGCGTTGATCCTGGAGAAGAGGCCTTGCACGCTATGCGGGTTTCTCAGTTTGCCTCGAGTCGAGTTAAGGATTTGGTTGGCTTTATCGTCTTTGCGAAAAAGCTCATAGATGCCCTCTCAGCGTACGTGAGATGGAAGATATTTGGGCCAACCGATTCTGAGAAACTCGGCGAGTACGTCAAGTGGTATGCTACCCAGGCTTCTGAGTTCGCCTTGGTGGACCCACAGACTCTCTCCCGCCCTCAGGCCGAACGCCTTCTTGACCTCTATGATATGGGCCATAGGCTTCGTCGTACTGCGATGCAGTGGCCTGAATCAGTGCGTAAGGAGTTCCTTTTGCCTATGGAGCGCTCTCTTGCTGAGTGCGGGAAAATACATACCACTCTGCTTGATTACGCTCGCCACAGTGGTGCTCGCCCTGAACCGGACGTGCGCTTCTTCATTGGAGCCCCTTCCACTATGAAGTCTTTGCTTACCTCTTTTCTCGCGGAGGTGGTGCTCATTCACCTTAATAATGGTATTTCAGATCCGTCCCTCGTGTATTATCATAATCCTGCCTTGGATCATATGGACGGATACCGTGCTTCCACTCTCGTGACTATATGTAACGATGCTTTCAATTTGACTGACGAGACTAGGGCGCAGAACGTTCTCGACTTTTTCATGAGCGTCATTGATCACGCAGAGCTCAACATAAAGATGGCTGCTATAGAGAATAAGGGCATGAAGTACAGGGCTCCTTCCCTGCTTGCTTCTTCCAACGTCAATATTCTCAAGTGGTTTCTGGCTGATGCGGGCTCTTCCCCCTGGCATATGGGTCTTTGTCCTGGTGGAGGAAAAATCGCTCCGGCTGTCGGTGACGTTAACGCCACTGGTAGGCGTTTCCAGAATGTCTACCTGGTGGAGCTCGCTAGCGAGTCTTCCAAAGCTCAACTTCTTGCTGCAGAACATACTGGACAGATCACGCTTGATTTGTTAGAGAGCGTGTACCGTATCACCCTCGTTGCTCAGGAAGCTAGAGTGGGAGAGAAACATGCCCTCTTTGCCAGGCGGGTCCCCGTTACTGTGCGGGAGATCGCCCGCGCTATGCTTTCGTCTCTTGATGCCAGGCGTAATCGTAAAGCAGTGCTAGGCCAAGCCATGACCATGCTGGCGAAAGATTTCGTCGGCAAGGGTCAGCCAGGTCCAACTACTGCTATGGCGGAGCTTGAGTCTATTTTTGTGCGCATTTCGTCTGGAATGAAGACTGTTGCTTCTGACGTCTCTGACACTGTTCGATCTCGTTTCGAAGAGGCTGGGGATCATCTTTCTCGGCTTCTCGATTCATCTTCGTCTGCTCCTGTGGCTTTGCACACCGCAAGTTCCGAGCCGCGTTCTAAACCGACTGGCGTCGCTTCTTCTTTGCTTGGCACCCCTTCCCCTTCCTCTCCGGAGACCTTTGTTAGCCAGAACAAGGTTTTCCTGACACCTGAGGAGGAAGAGGCTCTTAAAAGAGCGCGCGCTTCCCATCGGAAAGCTGGGGGCCTGCCTGAAAAACGTAAGTGGCTTTCTCAACGCCAATTTAGGCGCGCTAGGCGAGCTCACGCTTATCGAATGTCCCACAGGCGATCTCGCCGCGACGATTCTGATGACGAAGATTTTGTTTCTCAGGGTTCCATTTTTGATACCCTCCACGATTATAATCAAGTCTTCGGCTTTGTTGGTAACGTTGTTGGCGTGACTCGTAAGGTTCGTGATTTCTGGCCTATTCTCGTCTCGGGCGTTATTGGTGTTGTGGTCTTTCCCTTTGGATATTTTCTTATGGGTTACGCCGCCTTCTCCTCCCTTGTTTTTTCTTTGCTTGCCTCTAGTGCCTCTTGGCTAGCTTTGACTTGGAGGAGGGTCTACGCAAGACGCAAGTTATTCCTCAGCGTTATGGCAGCGTTGGTTGTAGTTCTTATTCTTATTGGTTTCGTGGCCTATGTTTGGAACACTCGTTCTGACGTAGTTTCCTCTTCCTATGATTCTAATGAGAGGAAAGCCCCCCCCAGTTCTAAACCTATACATACCTCTGCCGTTATGCGCCATATCGACACCCGGAAAGTAGATTCTTTCGTCCCCCAGGACGTTGACGTCCCTGATCCTAACGGTTTGAACATGGTTGCTGCCCTTTGCCGTTCTGGCTTGGGTTTGGTTACTAGTGTTAATGGCCGTATTCGGGGTACTCTTTTCGTCTGCGTTGGATACGAGTTGGCCTATGTCCCGGGCCATTTTTGGCGCAACGTGCCAGACCACGGAGAAGTGCAGTTCATGCTCCCTAATGGACACGTCAAGAACTTTTGGAAAAGAGAAATGGTTGAATATGCTCATTTGCCCTATAGCGATTCTGTGTACCTTAAGCACCCCTTTTTTCAATCCCGTTCCCGCGTTCCTAGTTTTATGACTTATGCCGAGATAGAAGAGGCTGTGTCAAAGAACACGCGTGCTGTGGTCCTAACTCTTGTTGAAGCAAATGGAGTGTATGTGCCTATGATGCGAGATGTTTCGAACCTCCACTGGGCCTACAATCATAAAGTGAATCAGTACGCGGATATACGCGCAAACCATCTTGTTGGGACTTCTGGAAGTCGGGATGGCGAATGCGGTTCCATTCTTTTGTTTCTTAGTCCCCATTTACGTACTGGGCGCTTCGCTGGACATTTGTTCGGCCGGACGCATACTACTGGTAGTGGCTTGCTTAACTACTTTCTCGTCATCTGCAAGGAAGATATGCAGGCCCTGGTTCCTACTGAGTCCGAATCTATGACCTCTCAGTGCTTGGATGAGGAGGTCGGTGATGGGATGTTGGCTTACTCTAGGACACATGGTCTACGCTTCCACGGGTTGGCTGCTCAGCCAGTCTTCCAGCCTGCGAAACAGGGTATCGTTCCTTCCCTGATTTATTCTTTTCTGCTCCAGCGTTATGGCCCTCCCACCACTCGCCCCACTGTTTGCACTTCAGATTTCAGAGGCGTAGAGTACGGGATGTCTAAATGGCGTCGGGCCAAACCTGACTTGCCTCTTACTGCGTGTCACGACGTTCTTGGTCATATTTGGCACAGGTGGCCTGCCCCGAAATTGACCTCTATCCTCTCCCTTCAGGAGAGTATTGAGGGCAAGGAAGGCTACCATATTTTGCCTATTCGCCAGGCATCAGGGCCAGGGTATGGCTTTGACGGCAAGAAGGGCAAGTTCCCTTTTCTTGATCGCAAGAATGGTCCTGACGAGCCTCGTGTTCCAAGCAAAGCTCTAATGGAGAGTATGGAGCGCCGCTTGCAAGACGCAGCTCGTGGTTCGGGGTGGTGTCCGTCTGAAACCTACCAGAAGAACGAGCGGCTCTCCAAGGAGAAATTTCAAAACCGCCTTACGGATGCGGTGCGCATAAACGATCAGATCCTTGAGCGTTCTCTTTTTGCTCCGTGGTTGGACATGATGCGCCGTCTTTGTCCAGACGGGCCTTGTATGGTGGGATTCAACCCTTTTAGCCTGCATTGGCATCACATGGAAGTGTCGGGGGCGCACGATAACATCATCGCCCTAGATATATCCGGGTTTGACATCTCGGTCTTACGCGCGGTTCTGATCTACGTTTGTTCTGAGATCATTTCTTGGTTCCGCTCTCATATTGGAGATGGTTTGAACTGGCTCAGATGGAATTTCCTATGGTGTTCGGTTGTATACCACTTCCATGTAGTGATGAACATGCTGCTATCTAGGGATGGAGTTTCGTCCGGCTGTATTTTTACTGCAGAGATAAATTCCCTAGTTTGCGAAGTCCTGTTTCGCATGGCGTTCTACTACCTACTCCGGCCTTCTATGTCTCATGATGAGGCCTTGGCTGGAGCCCACCGAGTTGTGTTCTTCAGCTACGGTGACGATGCGAGGGCTTACGTTCCAAGCGATCTTTCCAATCTCATCGACAACGAATCTGTTGCTCGTGTCCTTTATGAGAAGTTTGGCATGGTCGCCACACCCTCGCACGATAAAAATGCTCCCTTGTCAAAATGGCCACCTCAGGGTCGAGCCGTGTTCTTGAAGAGAACACGAGTGAAGCTTGAGTCTTTCTGGTTTGGAGCCTTTCCTATGGACCAGTGTGTTGAAATAGCGCGCTGGATTACCAAAGGCCATTCCCCGAAGGAAATGACAACGGAGAACTGTGAAATGGCTCTTCGGGAGCTTGCCTTCTACGGAAAGGCAGTTTTTGATGAGTATTTTTCGGTTTTTTCTACTGGCCTTGCGGCTGCAGGGTGTCCTCCCATCAAGCTGACCTATGATAGCTGGTGGGAGGGCATATTTGCTCCTCGCGTCCAACCGGTCAAAGGAGTGCAGGGCGCACTCTTGGGTCCGGTGGGTTTGCTACATGGCGCGCCTATCTTTGAATCGTCGCCAGAAGAGGCGGTGAGCGTAGCATACCAACAGGAGGAGGGTGGTTTATCCATTCTAGAGCAGGGCGTTCGCCTCCTTAAAAATAAAGGGTTCCCTGTCGACGTGCAACACATCCTAGGCCTTTTGGCCGAACGGAGAGCATGTGATCTCCAGGAGTGTGAAGTTTTGTCACAACCTGCTATCTTTTACATATCTACCGCGAGCGTTAAACTCGCGCAAAAGACTCTTGGTCCGAGCGTGGATCAAGCAAGCGCCGCCCGTTACATTGGCAGCGCCATTAACTTTCCTGGCCTTAGGGGTGAGCCAGTGGAAGCTTTTGTCTCCCAGATGTCGGATCGCGACCCACAGACTTTGCCCCACGTGAGTGAAAACAATACCCAGGTTACTAAGGATGAAGTTCCTCCTGAAGTAGTTGCTGAGAGCGCTCCTGTGACTCTCTCCTACTATCAGCTTGGGAATCTCCTACCTGACCAAGGTTTGAAGGAAGCCCTTAGCCGCCCCTACGAAGTTGCTCGCTATACTTGGACGGGGACTGAGGTCTCCGGTACCAACATTATGCTTCTGAATTTCCCTTACCACCTTTTCATTGTCGATCAGGTGGAGGAGAAACTGAAGTGGCAAACGTACTTCCGAGCAAAAGGCGTTCTTTTGGACATTTTTATCAACCTTACCAAGTTCCATTACGGGGCTATTAATGTCTCACACGTCGAGGGCCAACTCACCTGGGGAGCATGGCTTCATGATCATACGTTCCAACAGCGTCTTAACAACGATCCAACTTTCATGTCGGCTATGGGCTCTCCTCACAAGAAGATTTTCCTGCCTTGGAAACTCCCTTGGCAGTGGCTCCCTATTACTTGTGTGACTGGTGGAGCTTATGCCGCTAGCACCGACTACAATTTGACTCCCATGTCCGGCATCATGCAGCGCGTCCACGTGGACGTGGTGCAGCAGCTGGGCATGTTGGGGGCCGCCGTCAATCCTGGTTCCATAACTGTGATGGCTAACTTTGTCGACCCGGAAGTTCAAGGGCCTATTCCTGACACTCCTCCCTTTCCGCCTCTCCCTGCCGAGCGTTTTGTTTCGCAGTCCGCTGAATTCGCTAGAAAGGTGGAGCTTGGAGTCGCCTCGGCAGAGACGGTGGTTGATTCTGCCATTCGGGCTTCTTCCAAGGTAGTGTCTCTCGCATTCCATGCGGCCGAATCCCTTGCCCCCCTGGACAAGCCGGCGGGCGTGCTCGCGCCTATGGCAGTTTCCCAGAATTGGAATTATGGCATGACGCATCGCGATGGGGTTGATCCTTCTCCTCCCCTCACTCTCGATTCTTCTCCAAAGTTTGCCACTACTGGCATTACGGACGAGAAGATGTTGAGTGTCCTTGACGTGGCCCGAACTCCGGGCTGCTTGGACCTCTTCACTATTGAGGGTGCAGGGATGGAGTCAGGGGAGCTGGTGAGGTCATGGTATGTTCACCCTAACTATAATCTCAATGCGCTCTCCGGCGTCGGAGTTCAACAAGAAGCCCCCCACTATTTGGAGTACATTTCCATGCTTTTTGATCAGTGGAGGGGCTCTATCAAGTACCAGTTCCGCTTCTTCGCGCCCGCCTTTACTACCGCCAAGTTTCGCTTCGTTTGGTTCCCTTGCGACAAGCACCTTGCTTCTATACCCCCCGCCGTTCTTGCCCCGGGCCAAGTCGGAAACCTTTATACTCAGGTTTTTGACGTGACCGGGGACACGGTAGTGGAGTTTGAAGTGCGCTGGCTCGCTCCGTTCACCCATCGTAAGACGTGGCCCCTCAATATTCTTCAGGAGACCGCTGAAGACATAGAGGCCATCTTCATTGGGGGCACTGCCACTGGCTCTCTTTTCTACGGCACTTCCAACGGCATCATCGCTCTTTACGTGGTGAATGAGATTGCCACTCCTACTACTACTACTGCAGCGAACATAACTGCAGTGGCATATGTGGCAGCTGGAAGTGACTACGAGTTGAAGTGTCTTGCTGGCGTTGACACTCTGCACTTTGAACAGGTGTATGGCGTTCACGCTCCTCCAGCGGAGAGTTTCACTTCTCAGTCTGGCAACCTTCGGGAGAGTTTCCAGAGGGATTTTGACCCGTTGGCCAGGGCCATGCCTGTCCGTCTGGAGCACGTGTCTAACCCTGATAGTGATTGTTCTATCGTGGAGCTCTGCAAGAGAGCCACGAACTTCACTTCTAGCATTTCTGCTTGGGTGAACCCTTTGACCGCCGGGTGGGACTTCAAGGGCGCATCTTCGGGGTGCGTTCAAATTTACCTCCAGAGGCTCTTTGCATGGTCCCGAATTGGCTGGACTTTTTACGTGGTTCCTTCTTCAGTAGAGTCGGTCACTCTTCAGGCCCGCGCAGACGGATGTTTTGGCAATGCCACTATGATCATTGGTACCCCTGCCAATAAAAACTATTCGTTTCGCTATTACCCGCATACTAACTTGCCATTTTGGCCAACAAGTGTGGATCCCTGGAATTCTTCCAGTACTCAATCCTACCTCCCGCTGCGCCAGGGCAACTCCGGGTATGAACTCGTGAACCGTCTTTCCGGGGGTACCAATCCCTACATGGCTTTCACTGATGATTCACTTCTCTTTGGGCTTTATGCCCCCCCAATGTTTTCTAGAGACGATCCTGTCTCTACCACGTCCAAGCTCCCGCTCCCTCCTGAGCCAGAGCTTTCAGACGGTCCGGCTGTGCCTAAAGGTAAGGCACGAAAGTCGGACACCATCGGTTCCTAATCTCCAACGCGGGAGCACAGGCGTCTTTAGGCCGCCCGCGTAGGACCGACTCCGTGGAGCTGGTCCGATGAGTTTTAAAATCCCTAGTGCAGGGTATACGGGA